ACCAGCGTCAGTACTTGCAGACTGAACGTCCGCAAAAACGAGCGGATAGACGATTCGCTCACGGCTTGGGGTTCGTAGGTTGATGGTGTTGTCCGTGCCTACCGCAAGAGGGTCGCCCGTCCCGAAGGAGTTGACCTGTGGATGGTTGTTGGCAAGGTCCAGCAGGGCTTGCTTGATTTTTATCCAAGACATAATTTTGCAGTTTCAGTATGTTCTTCTTGTGTGCGCCCATCGTCAGCAGTCATTACACGCCCCGAATTGTCCGTAGGGGTAGGGGTAATCCAAGTTGCTGATTCCCATCCTCCTGTTGCGGTCTAAGACCATCCCGGTTCGGTAGTTCGTAGCGTTCGGGTAGATCGTATCCAAAGCAGACGGTGGCGAGTTCCACAAGGGGTATGAATTGCGGTTCTCCATGAGGTAGCGAGTAATCCGTTCGGAGTACCACTCGGCATCGTTCTTCACTTTGTCGGTCAGCCGTGTAATTTCTTCCATGCTCATTTGAGAACTTTCCTCGCTCGTTCTGCGGACCATGCCTTTGTTCATGTACTTGAAGGCCAACACCATCGGCAACTCGTAGTAAAGCCACTGAATCATAGCCGGCTGAATATAGTCCTCCAGCAGCGTTTGGTTGAGTGCAGACGTTGAACCGCTGACGACCTGCGTAACCAATTCCCCGTACAACGGAGAGCCAACGATTGGCTGAATCCGCATCTCCTGCACCTTGACCACGGTGGGGCGTATTTGGGTGTAACTGACGTTCTCGTTAATGATGCTATTGTCCAGTAGCGTTTCTTCGCTTATAAAGAGTGCCTTCATGCCTTCGTGATTTTATTGCCTTTACGGATTACCAACTGCTGCTCCCATACGTGGCGACATTGGGGCCTGTTCACTCCGCTCGGTGTGTGATACCAACCGCCTCTGCGATTCCATACCGAATATCCCATGATTGCAGAAATCCCGTCAATGTCCTCCCTCGTGTAGACCTTGCCTTGCCCGGCTAAGTCAAGCATGACCTTGCAGAACTCACGGCTGGAGCCTTTGTCCTTGTTGCTGAACCCTGTGGCCCATGCGTACTTGTAGCGGACCTCCAGTACAGGCTCGGCAACTTCTTTGACATTCTTGGGCAGGTTCTGCTCGGCTATCTTGTCGACGGCCCTGCTGATAGGGTAGCGGTCCTTGGTAATCAAGTAGGCGACTCGCTTGGCGACCTTGGCTTTGCTGACCCCAAATTCCTTTGCCATTTCTTCAACCGATGCTTCCCGGTTCTTCTTGCGATACGCCTCAATCTTGAGGTCAAGTTCCTTTTCTTCCTCGCCGAGTTCGGCAAAGGCCAAACGGATATTTTCGTCGATGTTTGTATCAAAACGCATCGGCTTGGAGTGCATCACATGGTAATCGTCTGCATGGCATCCGAACTTACTTGCAACCACTTCCAAGACCTTGAACTCTTCGTTGCCCCAGCCGTAGTCCTCATCGTCATCTTGGCCCCATTGAGGCTCGCTGAACTCTTGGGACTGAACGCCCAGCATCGTGTCAATCTCTTGGGCAGATAGGCCGAAGCCGGCTGACAACATGGTCCGAGCCATTTCCAGCGTGATTTTCTCCTGCATGTACTGCCTGACAATACGCATCAGGTTTTGGTACTCACGGCCTGACAACTTTTTGATGTTATCGTTGCTCTGCAAGGCTTCCACGGCTTGCGGTTGCTCATCGGGTTGGGGGTTAGGTCCAACCACGTCAGCAGGTTTCTCAAGCGGTTGCAGACCTGCCTTTTCCCTCAATTCGTCTTGGGTCATAATCTGCAATAGAGCCTGCTCGCTTAGTCGCTCCGTGATAGGCTCAACGGGGATCAGTTCCATCCCTTCCACGCCATTAAAGGATCCCAAGTAGTTGATCATCCGCTCCACTTTGCGGACCCGGTCGTTGACGTAGGTGGCCTTGAATAGTTCGTAAGCCTCGACCAATTCGTTGCGTCCACCCAATTGGCCCTCGGTCTTGACTCCGAATAGCATGGGGTTGGTTACACGGTGGGCGATGAATATCTCTTGCTGGATGGCCTTGTTCAATATCTCGAACTGCTTATCCATGTCGCTCGGTGTGAGCGGTTCCAAAGTCGGGGCCTTTGCTGCATCGTCGTTGAAGGTTACAACGAAGCGACCAGCGTTATCCGTACCCGAAAACTTGCGTTTGATTTGCCTCTCGATGTCGCCCTGTTCTTCGGGGGTCGGAATCCCGTTGTTGAAATTAATCAAGTAACCCCCCCAAAAGTTGTTGCGGAGGTTGTTGTTGTGGAAGTTGGCGACCTGTACGTCTGCTTCAATCCAAGCGTTGCCTCCGATGTATTCGGGTAGAGGATAGTGCTTCACGCCTGCTGCGTACACGCGATAGTAAAACAACTGCTTTCCGAGGCGATTCTCCGGGTCGAAGGCAGGGATTTTCTCGATGTCCCCGACTTTGGGGAACAACTGCATCATATCGTCGTTGTACCAGTCAGCGACTTGGAACATCTTCTCCTCCTTGTCCACCCGAATCTTCTCAAACGGGACGTGTTCCATTTTGGCAATGGTTCCCAACTTGGACCAAGTAACCGCAACCGCAAAGCCATTGAAAATCTCCAAGTCCAAGACCAGTTTCTCGGTGATGTCGTTCAGATCCTCCGTGCTTGACATTCCATCAAAGAACTTGATGAAGCGGGCCTCTTGCTCCACGGTCAGGTTGTCGCCTGCCTGCCATCCACCGCCCATGATGTAGTTCACTTTCCCATTCACGATAGCGTTATGCTTGGACGACCTGCGATAGTTGTCCAGCAGGTAGTAGGGATACTCGTTGGCAAAGCCGTAGGTGATGTACTTGCCGGAGCGGTTCTCCAGCATTACAGGGACCTTATGCTCTATCCCCAACCATTGGGTGAAGTGTTGCGTTGACTTGCTCATAGGGTGTGTACGGTGAATGAAAGGGCTGAAATTGCGATACTTGCACCGCTATCGATTGCGTTGACGTAGATGGCAAATTCATCGTTGACCGCACCTGTAACGTAAGCCTCCGTATAAATCGCATGGCCGTTGCTATGACTCGTCGTGATGTCAGTCATTGACTGGTCTATCGGTGTGCCGTTCTTGGCGATGTAGACCTTGATTTGCGTGTTGTTGTTCTGCGCCAAGACCATGGATGCAGCGATGCGAAGGGTAGCATTTGTTGTGCCTGTGTAGGTTATCGAGTTCGTAGTCCTTGTAAAATTATAGGTTGACAAAACGCCCGATTTCATCGTGCTTGTCAACTTGACCCTTTGCCCTTGTGTTGGTGCGAAGGACGTATCGGTATCGAGGTAAAGGTTTGCAAAACCCCGCTCTCGGTCAAGCGTTGCGGTGTCTGCAAGGTCGTCGAATAGACCGCCTACACGGGATGCGGTGTTCGCCCCGGCAGCGGTTTCGTTGGTTATCGTTAATGCACTCGCTTGGAGTTCGCTTCGTGTTTGTACGCTCATTAGTTGAATGTTTGGTCAAAAGTTGGGTCGAATATGCCCCCGGCATAGACGTTGTAAGTGATTGTGTTTGCGTAGGTGTTAAAGCCTATCGTTGCGGTTTGTATAAATGCCAAGCCCGTTTCAACGACCGCCAAAGCAGCGGTAACCGTGCTATTGGTATCGTAAACTTCGTAACGATACGAGCCTGTTTCAATCGACCCCACGGCAATCTGAAATTGGTCATAGCGGTTGGTATAGTTGGAAAGGTTGGCTGATTTCAGCAGGGTGTAGTCCGTCGTCGTGTTCTTTGCGATGCTCGTGAGTCGCAAGATGTAGCGGTCCCCGGTACTGGCTCGCTCGGTCCAAGTAACGGTAATCGTGTTGGTTGTGTCAGGGTTCAGGTAAAGCATCTGCTTGTAAATGTGCGATGCCCCCGAATTTCACAATTTGCGCCCAATCTGCCTGTATAGTTCGGCCCGCTTCTTGGCGGTTTCAGCCACGTTGAACTGCTTCTTAATGTCCCGTGTAAGGTTGTCAGCCAAGCCTTTCCGCAGGTCGGGGTCAAGGATTAGTTGTTTGATGTACTTGTACCAGTCCTTGGGTTTGTTGTAAGGGACTAAGAACCCGTTCTCTCCGTGCTTGATGACATCGGTGTAGGGGATGGTTTCAGATGCGATGATGGCTTTGTTCATCCACCCTGCCTCGACCACCTTCAACTCGGACTTGAGTTTGTTGAACTTGGTATCTCGCAGCGGTGCAAGGGTAACGTTCACAAAGTTGTAGCCCCCGACGTAGGAGTAGATGTCCGCAGCCTGAATGCGTCCGTAGTTCGGATTGTTCCCTTGGTCGCTTATGATTTTCTCGTAGCCCTCATAAACGGGGTTGTTGTCGTTCCAGCCTCCGAGATAGAGCCTGTACTTGCCGTCCAAGTTTGCGTCCCAGCGTAGTTTCTGCATCCCCTCACGGAGCAGTTCCATGTCCTCGCCATGCTGCGCCCCACCGAACCAACCGAACTTGACGAGGTGCTTGTCGGGTTCTTCTTCGGGGTTGGGGATGA